TAGTTCACCCATTTGAAATTGACATAGTTATGCCAGATTTGAAATTAGCCATAGAGTATAACGGGGCATATTGGCATTCTGATTGTAATGGAAGAGGTGGAAAATATCATTTGAATAAGACTATGGCTTTAGCAAATCATGGCATCCAACTCATACATATTTGGGAACATGATTGGATAGACAAACAAGATATTATCAGGTCCAGACTTTCCAACATATTAAAATTGAATAGTGAAAGCATCTATGCCATAAAATGCAAAATAGCACCATTAGATAAGAAGACTAAAAAAGACTTCTTTAATGATAATCATCTGCAAGGAGACACATCTTCGTCAGTAGAATTAGGACTTTTTCACAATGGTAAACTTGTGTCTGCAATGAGTTTTGGAAAATGTAGATATTCATCTACTGTTGAGTGGGAGCTAATTAGATTTTGTAGTTTAACGTACACTACTGTAATCGGCGCTGCTGGTAGATTATTTTCACATTTTAAAAAAGAATTCTCACCTATTTCAGTAGTTAGTTATGCTAACAGAGAATGGGGCGATGGTGAATTTTACAGCAAAATAGGATTTACATTTTCTCACTATAGTAATCCAGGATACAAGTATACAAGAAATTTCAGAACCTTTTTCAATAGAACAAAATTTCAAAAAAGTAAACAAGAGCGTTTGCTAGAGCACTATGATCCAAACTTGTCTGAGTGGGAAAACATGAAAAACAACAAATTTGATAGGATATGGGATTGCGGGAATACAGTTTATACCTATTTTAGGTGAACTACTGTCAGTAGTTCACCACTTATGCTAAATAACGGTATGATCATCTATAGACGCATTCATCCACAGTGCCACGGCTCGTGTGGCTTTCTGCGTGATTCCAGGTAAATACAAATATGAGCGCATCAATCACACCAAGAACAAAATTGATAAAACAACTACATCTACTACTGGGTGACCAGATGGTTGAAGTAGAACTGGATAGTGAACATTACGAGCTTTCAGTGGATCTGGCAGTTGAACGTATTCGCCAAAGAACAACTGCTGGCGTTGAAGAATCCAGTATATTCATGACACTACAGCCAGATGTAGATACTTATACGCTACCAAATGAAGTGGTAGAAGTAGAAAGGCTGTATCGTAGAGGTGTTGGTCGTAGTGCTACTGCTGGGTCAGACTTTGACCCATTTGAAGCCAGTTTCAGCAATATATACCTATTACAAAGTGGTCGCGTTGGTGGATTAGCTACATGGGATGCCTTTGCACAATTTCAAGAAACAGTAGGAAGACTATTCGGCAGTGAAATAAACTTCATATGGGAGCCATCTCGTCACGAACTCAAAATTATTCGTAGACCGAAATCCGAAGAAGATGTTCTGATAAAGGTGTGGATGTCAAGACCAGAAGATGTGATACTTACTGATCCGTATAGTGGACCTTGGGTTCGTGAATACTCACTTGCATATTGTAAAAAGATGCTTGGTGAAGCAAGAAGCAAATTTCAGAGTGGTTTGCCTGGTCCAGGTGGTAATGTTATGCTCAATGGTGAAGCACTAAAGAATGATGCCATGGCCGATTTAGAAAAGCTTGAGATTGAACTACAGAACTTCGTCACCAGTAGAGATGGTTTCCCATTCAGAATTGGTTGACAAACTGTAGAGGTGTGATATAATACAAGTCCATTCACAACAACACAGAGGAATATACTGATGGCCAAAGTGTCAAGCAAGAACAACAAAATGCACACCAACCCACCGAAGCGCACTTCGCAAGGTGGAATCAACCCTAAGACTTCGAGCATGAACAAGCACACCAAGCGTGGCTTCAAGGCTTATCGAGGTCAAGGCCGATAAAGAAGAAATGAAAATATCCGAGATCACAGCAAAAGAGTCAACTGCTGCTGACGCAGAAGAAAAAGAACTACAAGAAGAAGCACAAAAAGCAGCAGAAATAATAAAAACACAATGTCAACCTTTTATCAGAGAAGTGGGTGGCATTCATTATGACTCTTTGCTGTATCGAGGTGTAAGAAATGTTAGGTATCCATATGGCATAGTATCTGTCAGAAAAGACCGAGTTCCCATGAATACGTCCATTAAATATACAGAAATGATCAATGCTTCTTTAAATAGACTTGGGTACAAAGCAAACAGAACTAATTCTGTATTCAGCATTGGACTGAAAGAGTATGCAGAAGATTATGGGACAGTCCATGTGATGTTCCCAATCGGTGAGTTCAACTATACATGGTCTCCAGTGATAGCAGATTGGTTTGTGAACTTTCATGAATTCAGAGTACGCTTTGGTGACATGGAAAAGTTTTACGAACTTAAAGGAAATCCAAATCATCCCGAACACAAAGAAAAGTTTGATGAAATGATGAATGATCTGGTACGAGGAGATGACAATTCTCTTCAGACCGCCTTGAAATTCCACCCCAGACATGAGATAATGATATCATGTGATCAAATTCTTTTGATTGAGGCCGGTTTTTACAGTCGAGTTGAGCAGGTGCTAAAAGATGATACTGGATCAAACTGAACTGCTACTATTATCAGATTCACGCAGAAACCACAAGACATGCGTGCGTTGATATTGATGTTTGGAAAGTAACACTACGTAACGGAAGAACCATTGTGAGAAAGATAGTACTAGTTGGTGCAATTGGAAGTGGTAAAGACACAGTAACGCAGATCCTAGTTGAAGATTATGGATACACTCAAGAAAGTTTTGCAGCAGCACTGAAGGATGTGTGTTCTGCGATTTTCAACTGGCCGAGAGAGTTGATTGAAGGGAAAACGCCCTATAGTAGACATTGGCGTGAGCAAGTAGATTCATGGTGGTCTGAGAAATTAGGTATACCTAATTTCTCTCCGAGGTATGCATTAAATAATATTGGTACAGAATTGTTCAGAAAACACTTTAACGAAGACATATGGATACTGTCACTGGAGAATCGTTTAACTGAGAGAAGCAAAGATGTGGTCATAAGTGATGCAAGGTTCAAGAATGAATTGATGTCACAAAAAAGAACAAACGCCATCTTTGTTGAAGTGCGCAGACACCCAAAACCTTTGTGGTGGGATCATGCTGTGGTTGCATCAGCAAGTGATGAACTCACTGAATCACATCATGTTCTTGAAAGACTAGGTGTTCATGAATCGGAGTGGTCTTGGGCAAGCTTTACACCTGATATCGTAATAGATAACACCAGAACAATAGAAGATTTGCACAATGAAGTGAAGGAGAAGCTATGTTTCTAATGTGTAATCCAGATCACTTTTCAGTAGTTTACGATATTAACTACTGGATGGACGGAATAATCGGAACAGTAAATAGCGCACTAGCAGTTAATCAATGGAAATCATTGTATGATGCTTTGAGTTCATATCAAGAAGTAAAGCTTGTTGAGAGCACACCAGACCTACCTGATATGGTATTCACAGCTAATGCAGGTATCGTAGTTGGACAGAAGGCTGTTGTTTCCAGTTTTAAGCACCAAGAAAGGAGGGCAGAGTCACTACTGTTTGCTGATTTTTTTGAAAAGCAAGGGTACAAAACATGCCAACTTACCTTTCCATATGAAGGCCAAGGAGATCATTTGGTTGATGCAAACGGAAAACATTGGGTTGGATATGGATTCAGAACCTCAATTGATTGTAAAGATCAATTAGAAGCTGCAATTGATAATGAAGTGAGCATGCTTGAACTTGTTGATCCTCGCTGGTATCATTTAGACACTGCTTTCTGCCCACTAAGTGATGGTACATTACTATGGTATCCTGGTGCATTCAGTGTTGAGAGTCAGCAGTCCATTAACCGAGTATTCGGAAAGCAAATAATTGTTAGTGAACAAGATGCAGAACGCTTTGCGTGCAACGCAATATGCACAGATGATTTGGTTATTATCCCACAGAATCATATGGTAACACCAGAGCTAACAAAGGCCGGTTTCTCTGTCATTGAACTGGATTTTTCTGAATATATCAAAGCTGGTGGCGCGGCGAAGTGCTTGGGGTTTCAATTCTAGCCCACCGAATAACTGGTATAACTCCCTGAAATTTGATAAATAACTGTATCATAGACGTTAATTAGTAACGGAAATAATACAGTTATAGGGAGTTAAAACATGGCTAATCTTGTAAGTCCAGGTATTCAAGTAAACGTAACAGATGAAAGCTTTTTCACATCATCTGGACCTGGCACAGTACCACTGGTTTTTGTAGCTACAAATGAAAACAAGCCAACACCAGGTGGTGAAAGTGTAGCACCTGGTACACTAAAACAGAATGCGAACAAGCTTTTTCTGATTTCAAGCCAAAGAGAGTTGCTTCAGACTTTCGGTAATCCAAATTTCAGATCCATTGGTGGCTCTGCGCAGCATGGAAACCCACTGAACGAATACGGTCTGCTGGCTGCTCATTCATTCTTGGGTGTTAGTAACAGAGCATACGTTGTTCGCGCTGATGTACCTCTTGACCAGCTTGAACCAAGTGTCACACCACCAAGCGGAGATCCAGTTGATCTAACATATTGGGCTGACTTGAATAACATATCTGGTGGTTTGTTTGTAAGCACTGGGACAGGCACAGGAAACTGGGAACCAGTTAGTGTGACTGTATTTGAAGGTTCAGTTAGTGGTGGTGATACTCAGCCAGCTTCTGGTTTTGTCGAAGGTGATCATATTTTGGCTGCTGGCAGTGATGCTTCATTCAAGTTTCTTGTTCGTGAATCTGGTGAATGGAATGCAATAGATGAATTTTTTGTGTCATCACACACAAGCGTACCAACAGCTAGTGCGTCAGGGCAATACTGGTTTAAGACAACTTCACCTAACCAAGGTGCAAGCATAGATGTTAAAGTATTTGATAGTGAAATCGGTAGTTTCGTAAGTGTTGGTGATGTACAGATTGTGGGTGGGTCAGACGAGTACTATAACACTTTCTCAACAAACGTATCAGCAGGCACAGTTGCAGCTTTTGCAGAACAAGTTTTGGAATTATCAACTGAAGTTGGATATAACTTGGTTGGAACAAACGGCACTTTCGTTGGTGGTAGTGGATACAGCGTTGATGACGTAATCACACTCAGAAACGGTGCAGTAGTAGAAGTTAATGCTGTTGATGGGAATGGTGCAGTGACTGAGTTTGAAGTTGTTTCTGCTGGTAATAGCTTCACTGGTACCACTGTTTCTCAAGACACTGTTGTTGACTCTGGTGGTAATCCAGCATCTGGTACTGGGTTTTCTTTAGTACCAGGTATCAATAACACAACCCCAGTTTCTCTACAGTATGAATTATACTGGCACAATGGTGAGTCACAAACAACAGTAATCAGTGATGCATTTGATGTTGTCGTTTCTGGTGATCTAACTATAAATGGTGTAGATGTTTCACTGGCCACAACCGATTCAGTTAGTGATGCAGTTGCAAAGATCAACAACGCAAGTATACCTAATATTGTTGCATTTGAACAAGGCGATGCAATAAGGTTAGTGAATACCACTGGTAGAGATATTGTTATTTCTAAAGATGGTACACTCTCTGGAAGTGGATTTGAAGCTGGTATTTACTCTAACTTCATACTGATCAGCGAAGCAGCGCCTGCTTATTTTGCAAGCTTTGAACAGCCAACAGGTGACACTGCTACTGGTACACTGTGGTATGATTCTGGATTCAGAGTTGATATTCTAGAGAATGACGGAACAGGAAATTGGGTTGATTTCTCAGGAACCGTTTTTGTACAATCTGCTGAGCCTACTGCAAATGATGTTGGTGATCTATGGGTGAACACCTCACTTGTTGATGAATATCCAGTGATTCGCCGTTGGGATAGCAATGAGTGGGTATTAGTAGATAATACTGACCAAACAACACCAAGCGGCATAATATTTGCTGATGCACGTAGTATGCCTTCAAGTTCGCTAGACGACGATGCACCAGATGCTTTCGCATTTCCATCTGGTATGTTGCTGTGGAACACCAGATACAGTTCACGCAACGTAAAAGAATGGGATGGTGATAAGTGGGTGAGCGTTAGTGGAACAAACCCAGATGGTAGCTTGATCACAGGCCAAGCTGCGGTTCGTGCAGTGATCGTTAGTGGTCTTCAGTCTTCTATTCTGGACAATGAAGAAATCAGAAGCGAAACACTGTTCACAAACATATTGGCAGCTCCTGGCTTCCCAGAGGTCGCAGGATCACTGGTTTCTCTGAACATTGATCGTAGAGAAACTGCATTTGTTATAGCAGACACACCATTTGATCTTGCTCCAACAAGCAATAGTATACAATCATACGCACAAGATGAAGCTGCGTCAAGTGAAAATGTTGCATATTACTACCCAAGTGCACTGGCTACTAACTTGGATGGAACTGAAGTTGTGGTTCCAGCAAGCCACATGGCACTTCGCGTGTACGCAACAAATGATCAGGTTAGTTATCCATGGTTTGCACCAGCAGGATTCCAGCGTGGTGTTGTAACTAATGTTCGCAGAGTTGGGTATCTGAATCAAAACTCTGAGTTCGTTGAACTAATTCTGAGCCAAGGTAAGCGCGATGTTCTATATACTAACAATATAAACCCAATCGTAAACTTCCCAGGCAGAGGCATTATTATTCTTGGTCAGAAAACTCGCAGCCCTGTTGAGAGTGCACTTGATAGAGTTAACGTAGCAAGACTGATAAACTTTATTAGGTTCCAAGCAGAGCGCATATCTGAGCCATTCTTGTTCCAGCCTAATGATACACAAACACGTAACTCTGTTGCGGATAGGTTTGAATCATTCTTGGCTGAACTTGTGACTCTAAGAGGTGTATTTGATTTCTTGGTTGTTTGTGATGAAACCAATAACACACCCGCTCGCATTGATAGAAATGAACTTTACGTAGACTTGGCGATCTCCCCAACTAAGTCTGTGGAGTTTATATTCATTCCTGTGAGAGTACGTAATACAGGCGCAGACCTGTCACTATAATTCGCAGTCGCTACCTGCGGACCCAAAAGCCCAGTATGATACGCTCTGCTGGGCTTTTTCACTTGTTCCACACCCAACGAGTGTGGCCGCAATCCCATATGCGAAGATATCCTTGTGCTAATCGGTTTTCATATTCAGTGATTGTTTGATTGTCGCTATTACTCTTTCTTAATCTGTAACGGTGTATTCGTTCGCCATTTTTAACATACCAATATCCAGGTTTAGTATCTCCGTTGTGCATGAAACCTAAGCTTTTGTAAACACCACCTACTCCCCATCTTTTATCTGAAAAACTGATTACTCGGGATGGTGAGTAGCTTCTAACAAAAGTTTTAAACAAGCGACTAGCTCCGCCTGGAATTGACCAAGACCTATGTGTGCAGAATCTGCTTAGTTCCCAACTATCATCTGATGGTGTGTGTGATTTGCTACGACTTAGCTTTGAAAATGTCATGACCGCCATCAACTCATCATTTTTTACTAATCCTAGTTTTACTGAGGACGGTGTATACCCTTGTAGATGATGATTATTTACAAACTGTTTTGCCTCAGACGCTGATAGAGTNGTTACTGTACATTCTCTTGCACCCACAGTACTGTGTTGTATATTCAGTGCGTACATCAGCCTACTCTGAACCACTAATGGGTTATTATCCCATTCGTCTTCAAATATTGTTATCAGTCTTATTCCTTTGTCATTGGCTGCTTGCAGTTTTTCTAAGTGGTAATTTTTGTCAATACGTAAATCATTATGCCAATACAATCCATTAAACTCTATTGCCAGATTGTGATTGGGTATCACTATGTCTAGTTCTTTTCTATTTTCAAGTGTATCTCTACAGTTTCTTATTATATCGAACCCTAAATCATTGATGAAATTTGCTACCTGATTTTCTTTTAGACTACCGTTTGTGATTCCACCACAAGTTGAGCATGGTGTGCCTGCATTAGATATCCTCCATTTAAATGTTTCTGTGGGTATTGTGTATTCATTGTTACATGTTAGACAAGTGAAACTTATTCTGTCGAGTGCTTGCGAGCCAACTGGTGGATTTACATTTTTCACCACAACATCGTCTGGTGAGAACAAATCCCAGTGATTTGTTCTTTTTTGTATGCGAGTTTTTTTGTAAGCTTCACTCTTAGTATAGTGATCAACACTAAAATTTTTTTTCAAAGTTTCTATACATTTTTCTCGGTGATTTGGTAATTGGCCAGGGTTTTCAACACCATGGTTTTGCAGTAAAGTTTTTTTGGATTTTTTTAGAATATCAGATCGTCTTGCTTCTAATGCACGCCTTGATTTGTCAGACATACCTGAACCGTACTTTTCATTCATAGTTTGTTTTCTTTTTTGTTGAGCACCAGGTATGTTTGCTATGTTTTCTACATTGTATTTCTTGAGTAATGTTTCTTTGGACTTTTTGATGGAAAGAGCTTTGGCACCAGTATTAGATTTGAGTTCTTCTCTACATCTTGTGCTACATGTATCATGCTTTGGCAGTTTAAGTTGACCCCCACACACTTTGCACACTGGACGTTCAATATCGTTCATGAAATAATGAATCGCATGTGCTAATGTATAAGTTGGATACTTCTTTTTAATGTATTCAACCCAGTCTGGATGCTCTATTATTTTTCTGCTTCTCCAATTTGGAGAAATTTCACTTAAAAATTCTTTGATTTCTTGCTTCATTGTCTTTACAGCAAGGAAACCCAAGAAATAAAGATTCTTGGGATGAATTGCTGGTTTTCCTCCTATTGTTCAATTTTGGTGAGTGAAAAAAATTATGATTCAAAACAAAGCATACAAGTATCGCACCAACAAGTTCTATTTAGTCATTTCTTTGGTGCAAAGCGATGGATTTACAGTTAGACTGAATGTAACAAAATGCTACATTCAATCCTCAACA